AAAAAAGGTATTGTAGATCTCGTACCGACTGATGGTTACATCAAGATAGTTACTAAAACTATTGAAGATGAGGAGGAGGACGATGGCTCTGAATAAACAGAAAAAACTGCAATACATAGAACAAATACTAGAAGAAATCAAGAATGGCTCTATAGACGATAAAGAAGATTCAATTCTAATTGATGTAGCTCTAGATTTTATTAATGACCTAAAAGAAGGGAGTTCAGATGGGGGAACTTAACTCTTGTGATGACAGCGATAAATTAACTCTCCTGCTAAATATAAGACAAGGAACGCAATCAACCACATATTCAGTTTCTAACTTACCGGATTGGTATGACATGTTAGGGATATTTGCAATTTACGGCGTTGTAGCTATGACCATATTTTATTCTGGTTTATGGATTGCAAGTCGGTTTAAAACAAAATAAGGAGTTTACATGAAAAAATACCATCCGTTTTCTGAAAGAATAGTCGATATCCTTGTTCGTAAAGTTAACAATGATAATCGACATTTTTTTCGCATTCTAACTGGGTATTACTTATCTAAAGTAGCCTCCATGATGCGATGTAACATTCAAACAAATGATAGAGATGTAATCCCGGTTAATACTTATGTACTAAATTTGATGGTATCAGGAACAGGTAAGGGGCACTCTACTAATATTCTGGAACGTGAGTTTGTAGCTCACTTCAAGAAAGAATTTCTAAATAATATATTTCCCAGAAAAGCTGAGGAAAATATTCAAACTCTGGCTCAGGAAAGAAGCCAAGCACGTCTTAACAATGGTCAAAGTATTCTGCCGTTAAATGAGGAATACGAGATTCAACTAGATAAATTTCAAAGACATTTTGACCGTTTAGGAGAATTGGCTTTCAGTTTTGACAGTGGAACCTCTCCAGCTGTAAAGCAAATGCGTGAAAAACTGTTACTAGCTTCTGCAGGTTCTATGAATCTAGAGCTAGATGAAGTCGGATCTCACATATCAGCGAATACAGATGTACTAAATACATTTCTTGAGCTATATGACGTTGGTTTGGTAAAACAAAAACTTATCAAAAATACTGTAGAGAACATTAGATCAGAAGAATTACCAGGCAATACGCCTACTAATCTAATGATGTTTGGTACGCCTACTAAGCTCTTAGATGGTGGAAGAGTTGAAGAGGAATTTAGGCAATTCCTGGAAACTGGTTATGCTCGTAGATTATTATTTGGATATACAGTAGATAGTCACAGGACTAAATACGCATCTGCACAGGAACGATACCAACAAATGGTAGATGCTAGTCTAGCTAGGGATATGCTAGCAATCCAACAAACATTCACTAATTTTGCTAAAAGACCATTTAATCCAGTATTACAAATGTCAGAGGCTAATTCTGTTTATTTAATACAATATCAGATGAAGTGTGAAGATTTAGCTGATGATATGAAAGATCATATGAGTATTCACAAAGCAGAGATGTCACATAGATACTATAAAGCTATTAAACTAGCAGGAGCATACACATTTGCGGATAATTCAACTGAAATAACACAAGATCATCTAGATTATGCTATTAGCGTAGTAGAAGACTCAGGAGAGGCATTTCACACATTAATGCGTAAACAAGGCCCGTATGAGCGTTTAGCGCATTATTTAGCCGATTGTGATAATGACGTGACTCAGCATGAGTTGATGGAAGAACTGCCATTCTACAAAGGCTCAGAGGCTCAAAGAAAGGATTTAATGACTCTAGCTACGTCTTTTGGGTATAGAAATAACATTATCATCAAAAAGAGGTTACTAGATGATATTGAGTTCTTTAATGGGGAGACACTTATGGAGACTGATTTAAATAATCTAACAGTAGCAATGAGTCAAGATATTGCATATAACTTTGCAGTACCGGATATAAGACCTCCATTTGACTTATTACATAAATTAACTACTACAGATGGATGGCATTATACTGCCCATGCATTTGTTAATGGGCATCGTAAAAGTGAAAATGTTATTCCAGGATTTGATCTACTTATTCTAGATTGTGATGGGGATGCGCCTATATCTATGGTTAAAAACTTATTAGAAGGTTACAAATTTCTGATATCTACCACTAAGAGACATACTGCAAGTATTAATCGATTTAGACTTATTCTCCCTATATCGCACAGGATTAAATTAACAACTAGTGACTATTCTCGATTTATGGAGAATGTATTTGAATGGTTACCATTTCCTGTGGATGAAGGAGCTAAAGATATTGCTAGAAAATGGGCTGGATATCCAGGGCATTATGAATATAACGATGGAGCAGTCATAGATGCGACTATGTTCATTCCAGAAACTAAACGATCTGACGAAACAAAAGCACAAATTAGTGCTGCTGGTGCTGGTAATATTGAACGATGGTTTATGGCCCATACGGTTAAAGGTAACAGAGCTAACCACTTATATCGATTTGGAATGGTGTTAATAGATGCCAAATGGGTATTAGGGGATATAGTGGAAAAACTTGAAAATTTTAACAATTCCTTAGATACACCATTGCCTGAGGATCAATTCAGGAATAGTACGATTAAATCAATCAGTAAGGAATATCAAAAACGAGGGAGGTAATATGAGAATAGGATTATCAGATAAAGATCAAACAAATATAAAAGATGCTTTTTCAACATTAGGTGACGTATGTGGAAACATGTGGAATAACCTATTTGATGACAAGTCTGAAGAAGAAATTCAAGAACTTAAAAAACAGATTTGGGATCTTGAAGAACAAGTGCAAGTACTTAGTAAAGGACGTAAAAAACTGGAGAAAAATAAATGAATAATAACCATTTAGTATTAGTATCAGGTAAATCTAGTTCAGGTAAAAGTGCAAGCTTACTTGATATGGATAAGCCTGAAGGGGTTATGTATTTGAATTGCGAAAATGGTAAGAAGTTACCGTTTAAAAGTAAATTCAAAGAATACACTGTTGTTGATCCAACTCAGGTGTATGAGGCTTTTGCCGAAGCAGAAAAAATGAAAGATATACACACTATCGTTATTGATAGTCTTACGTATCTAATGGATATGTACGAAAGTACCAAGGTGCTAAATTCAACAAATACGATGCAGGCATGGGGGCAATATGCACAGTATATGAAAATACTAATGTCTCAAGTAGTAGCTAAATCTACCAAGAATGTAGTATTTCTAGCTCATACTTCAGATGTTCTCAATGAAGCCGAGATGGTTAACGAAACCATGGTTAAAGTTAAAGGTTCTTTGATGAATCAAGGTATTGAAAGTTTTTTCACTTGTGTAATTTCAACTAAGAAAATGACTTTAACTAAACTAGAAGATAAAGTTGCAAAATCTCCACTATTTAAAACTAGTGCAGATGATAAAGCTAATGGATTTAAATACGTATTTCAAACTCGATTAACTAAAGAAACAGTTAATGAACGAATTCGTAGTCCCATGGGAATGTGGCCTATGAATGAAACGTATATAGATAACAACTTACAAAATGTTATCAACAGACTGCATGAGTATTATAAATAAATGATATAATAACGTGGTGGTACCGCAGTATTAGAGCCACATTAATCCATCTACTGCAGGATAGGCCTTATACGCCTTATAGGGTCTCCTCCCTTATAAGACCTGTCCTAACTGAAGAGTTATAAAACACTAGTCCTCTTCTTCACGGGAGAGGCATTTTATTTTATAACCAAAAAGGAGAATTATGAGTCATCCAGGTAATGATGAAATTATAGATAATGAACGAGATAATCGATTAGAGTTATCTAAAAATATGGTATTTGCGGTAACAGAAATGGGAATTGAAATGGTACAGGAAATTGCTGCTGAGACTTTAAAAAGAAAACCAGGAATGCAGGTTAAAGAATTTACAAAAGTATTAGATCAGTATCTCGAAAGACAGAGAGAGCTGGTAAACAACGCCACAGATAAATAATTGTGGTTTATTAACACTCAACTAAGAAAGGATATAACTTATGAGTGAATGGGAACTCCCAAAGAATGTAGAAACACAGTCTATTGAAAGAGTAGGCGGTGGGTTTGCATGGGAATCTGGTGTATACGATGCTACCGTGAAAATGGTGTATCTAAACCAGTCTGCATCTGAAGCAGTAAGCTTCAATGTTATTCTGGAAAAGAATGGCGGAAACTTCTCTGAGCTTAGAGAAAATTTCTGGATTAAATCAGGTAAAGCTAAGGGTAATAAGACTTATTACACGAAGGATGGTAAAGACTATCCGCTTCCTGGTTATTCAATTGCAAATTCTATGTGTGTAGCTATTACAGGTGAAAGCCTACCTAAATGCATGGAATCTGCAGAAAAGAAGCAAGTAAATGTATGGAATCCTGAATTAAAGAAGGAGGCACCTACAGAACGTCCAGTAATAATGAGCTTAGTCGGTAAACCTGTCAAAGTAGCTGTTCATCAAGTTATTGAAGACAGACAGGCTAAGAACGACAAAGGCGAATATGTACCAACTGGTGCATCTCGTACTGTAAATCAGTGTAAGTTCTTTGGTAATGCCGAAGGTAAGACTGCTGAAGAAATTACCAACAAAGAACCTGCTGCTAGATTCGATAAGTGGGCCCAGAAGAATACGGGTACAGTTATTGATAAATCTACCAATAAGAAAGGCAATAGTTCTGCTGCTGATATTATGGGTAGTGCATCTGCAGATACAGGTTCATTGTTTCAAACAGACCCTCCGATCTAATGAGAGTCTGTGGGATTGATCCGGGGGCTAATGGAGCAGTCGCTGTTCTGGATTCAGAGAATCCAGACAGTGTTGCTCTGTTAGATTTAAAGAAAAATAGTATTAAAGAGATTCATAATTTTATACGTGTACATCTTACTATCCAATGGGATGGATCTGTTTTATCTACTAAGCCTAAATATAAAATATGGGTAGAAGATATACATTCTATGTATGGTATGTCAGCAAAATCTAATTTTAGTTTTGGTAAGAATCTAGGAACAGTTACAACTATTGCTGAATTAATTGCAGGTAAACTACCTAATACAGTTACTCCTAAGATATGGCAAAAATATATAGGCGTAACTGCTAAAGGTAAAGCTGTGAAAAAACAAGTAGCTAAGATAGCTCAGTACTTGTACCCACGAGCTCAACTACATGGTAAACGAGGAGGCTTACTTGATGGGAGATCAGATGCTTTAATGATTGCCTATTATGGGCTACATAATAAGGAGAAAGTATGAAGATAGAAATAGACATAGATATTGAATCTATAGTAAAAGAAGCACTCAAGAAACAACAAGCAGGAGATACAATTCCTGTTCCTGTAGAAGCTACTAATAGTAGATCTAAATGGGAATTTAGCCGTAGGAATGGAAGAAGACGTACTCCAGAGGAAATGGCTTTACATGATCTAGAAAAAGAGAAGGGCCGTAGGCTAACTCCTGAAGAGAAAGGTGAGGCTAAAGCATTAGTTGAAATAGATACAACTACAGAAAATCAAGTTAAAGAAGCAACTATTAAGAAAGTTCGTATAGATACTATGACTGCTGAAGGTATGGCTGCAGCTTCTAAAGAACTAGCTGAAGAAGAACGCAGAGATCCTGATTCTGTAAATGGAAATGGGATAATGGAAAGAGAAGAAGATAAAAAAGAAGCTA